CTCTAATATTAACCGCACCGGCTGCCGCTGCATCCCATTCAAAACATTTACCGTTATAAATAAGGGCAATTAATTTTGTTCCATAGTTGTCTAATACCCATAAACCTGGATCAATAGTAAAGTCAGCAGAAGATGCTTCACCCCAGGCAACATAATCAGATATGTTTGTTACTGTATCTCCTCCACTATGTGACGCTTTGGTTGTACCATTAACTTCTCTAGCACCACCACTTAAAATATTTGTAGAAGTATTATTAGCTGCAAAACTTATGTCTTCTGAACCAATTCTTATTTCTCCTGAAGATGGAAAAGCTGATGAGTTAGTTAAAGGAATATCAGTTACAGCGTCATTAATACCAGAAGCTAGTGTTGTAGTTGCTGGACCCAAAGCTGTACCACCAAACAATCCTGTACCCCAACCATAACCACCTAATTGTTGAGAAGGCCCTACTGTATAATAACATAATACAGAGGTGCTGTTTCCATCACTTGTAGTTAAAGGCGTTCCTGATTCTTGAGTATCCATCGTGATTGTAAAAGTATCTGTAGTAGGAACAGAAGTTACCATAAATTTTTTGTCTTCAAAAGTAGCGTCACTATAAGTTGACCCAGCAGGTACTCCACTAACAGAATCAAACATAACAATATCATTTTCACCTAGACCATGAGATCCGGTACATGTTATTGTAACAGTTGTTGATGAAGAACTACTTGAAAATTTTGCACCTGTTAAAGTAGTTCTAATTGGATGAATGTCATAATACACTCCTCCTGAATAAACATATAAAATTC